GAATTGTCGCCGCAGATGATTTGATTGACTGGTACGCTCACCGCTCAAATCTCCTCGCCTGTCTTGTTTTGCATCCAGATTTTGCCGCCGCCCCGAACCATCTGCAGCATTGCCGCAATGACCTGATCAGCGGATTCCGCCGCCTCCTTCGCCGATGAAAATTTACGGGAGCGATACACAGGTGAGCTGCCTCGCAAGATTCGCCACTGATAGAACCCAACGCCCGTTTTCACAATCTCAAATTGCACGCTCATCGTGTCCTCCGAATCTGAAAAGTATTGTCGCCGACCTGCTTCGCCCGAAACCGCAATGAGTGCTTAAAATTCCTCTGAACCCTCCGCACGTCCCGCAGCTCCACGTTGTCCACTCGCCCCACGCAATCCACGCCCATCCGGCGAATCATTCCGACGATTCGCAGATACTGTTCCTGTCGGTGGATAACACACCTGCATCCGCAAAGGGTTTTCAAAACGAAGGACTTGCCATCCTCGACCACCACGCGGAACCGATACCCGCGGCCCAACTGTTTTGCGGCTTCGTTCGCCCTCGCGACTGCGTGCTCCAGGCTCACCCGATCAGTGCAGGGAAACGGCTTTGATTTGCCGACCTTCCAGTCTGGACTATCCGCAATCCGCACAATCTCCCGGCGGCTGACCGTGATTCCGTCAGCCCCGATCTTCGTCCTCAACGCGGTGCCGTCGTCGGTGCATTCGTTGTAATACAGAATGACTCTGCGGAGTGGCGTGAACTGCTCACGCGGGATTCGCAGCAGGACAGATGAACCAACGGCCAAACGGTGCAGGTTGTGTTGTGCGATTGTTGGATGCAGTCTCACTTTGTCACCTCGCTTAACAGCGCACGCACGCTGTCGACCCAGTCAGCCACTGGTTCGAGCATGGAATACACGTGCCGGCCTGCAATCGCCCTGTGGAATTCATAGGTGCCCGCGGCAATGTCGGCCTGCAAGATTTCAAACGCATCGTCACCAGACACCGTGATTCCCAGCACCTCACACAATATGCCGTCAATCCGTTTTTGCTGATGCGTCAATGAGCTGTTCTCGTACATGCGTTGCACGTCGCCCGTCAGGATTTCGTGGCAATCATGCAGCAGTGCCCACAGTCGCACGCTCAACGGCTGCGCGAGCGATCTGTAATAGACCCCCAACGAATGCTGCAGCACACTGCAGCCGACCGCCTGCCCGCCGAATCGGTTAATTCGGTGCAGGCATTCCGCGACTCGCTGCGGATCGTTGCGGATTGTGTTTGCCAATTGCTCGGCTGTTGTGATGAGTGTCATTGATCAGCCCTCCTGTTTCATCCGCTCAAGGAACGTCACCAACTTTGCCGCATCGTGTGACCGCAGATACACTCGCACATACCAGTCTGAATTATTGCCCTGCTCAATCTCCACGCTGCCAATTACGCCGCCCGGCGATGGTGCCGCCGTCTCGATTGCTCGCCGTGCCTGCAGGTCTGCAGTCCACACTACGGCCATTGACGCCCCGCTGCCCTCGTGCACGTAGGCTGGGCCTGCAGGAGGCTCGATAACGTCAACCACGGTCCATTGGTCACTGCCCCCAGGCTCAACAACCTCGCCGGTCAAATACCCGTCCGTGTCCACCTCCGGCCAGTCGCCATCCCAGTCGAAATTCCGTGCCTGCTCGGCAATGTCTACCGTCAGTGCCCAGCCCTGATTTTTCCGCGCCCACTTCTCCCGATCGTTGCCTGTGTACATCGCTCAACCCTCCGAAAAAACGCCCGCCGGTTGGCGGGCTAATGTCACACCAACTCCACAACACCGCCTACCGCCCAAGCAATCGCTTCCGCGTGCGTCCAACTATCGTAAACACCGTAACGTGACCGCCCGCCATTGCTCAGCGTAATCCACACTGCCCACTGCATTGTCTGATCCCTCAAAAATCCGATTGGAAACCCGGCAGACGGTCCGCCGGGTGGTTGGGGTGTTGTCAGGCTACCAGTGCTTCCGCGAAGGCTGGCAGCAGTCCCCGGATGTCCTGTTCGGTGAAGATTGTTGCTGGCCATTCTTCGCCGATGGTCGCTGACGCGAAGTGCAGTGTGTTGCCGCTGTCGATATACCACGCCGCCGCATCGCTGTTCGGGTCGCAGAACTCAACCACCACTGCCGCCTGATCGTCGCTGCTGACCTTCCGGCGAATCTGCCGCAGCTCTGCCGCGTTGTAGGTTCTGATAGTCACCAGCACCCCACGACGATCGGCCATCTTTACTGTGGTCTTGCTGATCTTCATCTCTGCGTCTCCCAGCTTGTGTGTTTGTTTCCAACTGCCCCTCAGCAGTCGCGTGGTGTCAGTATACACTATCGGCACCGCATGTCAACGGTCTTCAGCAGAATCTCGAAAGATTTTTGGAAACTACTCGACCGGCTGTGGCTGTCAGGGCAGTTCGTTATCGACCACCGGCCCGTAAACGTACAGCCGAGAACCGCGCAACCAACCGCCCTGTGGTGATGGATACGTCTTCGCCGGGCTGGCGGTGCTGCCGTAATTCCGGGACCACACCACGCTTGCATCGGTCGCGGAATATGCCACCAGTCCGCCCGTGCTCGGGAACGTGCTGCGGCTGCGGACCTCGATTGACACTCGGCCTGTGCTGACATATCGCGGATCAATAAACCCCAGGCTGCCGGCTGCCTGAAAATGAATGTCGATATTCGCCTCAAACAGGCTGATTGCTGGGCTGTTGTCTGTCACGTTTGTGGCACCCAGCGGATTGACCCGGACATTCGAGACCACGCCCTCAGTGTTCTCGGGAAACAATGCCAGCACCGCGTTGACGATGTCGGTTCCGCTGCACTGCCAATCCAGCCATGACGTTGTTTTGTTTGCCAGTCCCGTGCCTGCCTGTGGCCGAAACAGGATGCGGAATTCTCCGGCGTTGTAACGCTCTGACGGCCCTGTGTACCACCGCCAGCGATAGGTGCGGGAAATGCTGCCGGCAAACGCCACACCGCCAGCCGTCGGCCCCTGTGTGTTGTTGCTGTTGCTCCACAGGATAGGCGTTGTGTCCTGGCTGAATGTAATCAGCGGACCATAGATCCGATCGGCATCAACACCCAGCAACTGCCAGCCGTAGACTCCGATCAGCAGCTTTTTTGTTGGCGTTTTGTATTCACTTCCACCAAGGTTGTATTCCTTCGTGGTTGTTGGTGGCGTTGTGGGCACAAACCGCCGTTCATAATAATACGCCAGTCTGTCAGTGCTGCTGCCGTCCAGCAATCGGCTGAATGCCGCGTTATTGTCCAGCGTTGCCGTCGTGCTCACCTCCGATTCATCGAACTCTGTGAACGTGCCTGCTGCAATGTCCACAATCGTGCCAGCTTTCTCGCTGGTGTTGTACACTCGCCGCCGGACACACACCGCCACCTTTCCCGACTGCGCCAACCCTGCAGCCCATGCCCACCGCCCGGCCCAGATGTCTGCATTTACGTACTTCTGCCAGATCCGTGACCACGGGCTGCCCACAGTCCAGCCTTCAACCGTCCGCCCGTTTGTGCCCTGGAACCCAAACACCAGCACACTGTTGCTGGCCCCGGCGCACAGATCCGTTTCAATGTCAGACGTGCTCAGTGTTGACACCGTCGGCACTGTGCCTGCCGTCTCTGCAATCAGCTTCCCGGGCACGCTGCTGCTACCCAGTCCGAAGATTCTCCCAACGTAGCTCGTGATGGCACCTGTGGACGTGCTCCAGGCTATCGCAGCCGATCGGGTGTCCCGTGTGCCTGTCGGTGGTGGTGGAAACGATACAGGGCATGTGCCAGCCCGCAATTCGCCGTCATACGTTCCGGATGTCAGTGGTTCTTCCGCAGGCCCTGGGTTGCAGGAGTCAGACACAAGCACCCACGTTGACGTTCCCGCGTTCCACTGGAACGTGCAGGAGCCTGAACCGCCTGCGGAATACGTGGAATCGAATTTGATACCGCTGATGTCGCCTGTGGATTGCGACCATGTTACGTCTACGTTTATCGCCGCATCCGGCCACGGCCCGCCTGTCACCGTTGCCGCTGTGCAGTCTGCCGTGTTTTCAAACAGCGTCTTCACCACGCTGGCTGTCGCGTTGTACGGAATGGTGATCGTTTCGTTGGAAGTCTTCGTGCGGATGTACACGTTGCCGCCCTGCAGCGTGTGCCTGTGCAGGATGTATTCCTTGTTTGCTGTGTCCGTAGTGTAATCCACCCATTCAACAGCGGGGTCCATTGAATGAGGAACGAGATGATCACCGCCGGACAATCCCACCGGTGCCGTCAACCGCGTGAGATTCACAGCCTGAAATGCCCCAGTGCCGACCTGCGCATAGGCAAACACGCCCTGCATCGTCGCCGATTCGACCTCAGATCCATCGGTGCTGTTTAGCTTCACCAGCTTCAGACACTGCGCGCAATTTGCTGTCAGTGCTCCGCTGCTGCGTACACCTGGCGTTCCGGCAAAGTATCCGAGACCACCGGCCAGCACGAATTTGTCATTGGTGGTCCATTCGTTGACCACCCCGCTGATTCTGTCGGCCCCGTAATGCTGCGCCCACAGCATCCCCGGCCCGTACTCCCACACCGTCACGCCTGTGCTGGCGGTCAGGCCCTTGATTGTGACCGGCTCAACGGTCTTGCATTTGCAGCATCTGCCCACCAGCATCACAGCACCTCACGCACAGTCAGCAGCCGCCAGTCTCCATTCACCATTCAGCCACTTTGCCTCAACGATTGTTCCAGTCGGAACACTGATCCGCAGAAACCTGTTTACGATGGTTTCGTTGCGGCCAGTGTCGACCATGTTGCCGTTCGTGTCTTTGTCCCAAACGCTCATCGTCGCCGTTGCTGGTGCGGTCCCAAAGTCGCTCGCTGGTGCTAAATCGCCATCCAGCTTGCCGCTGATGTCCAGCGGTTGCCCGACGGACTGCCCCAGCATCCGGCCCATGACGGATTCAATCGCCGTTGTCAACTCATTCAGGCCCGCCGCTGTCAGCCTCTGGCCTTTGCGGAATGGCTCCGGTCGTTTGTCGCCCTGCGTCATGTCTGTGCCGTCCACAGCGTGTTAAAATCGAATTTTGCAAACATCGTATCCGACGAATCCGCAGACAGCACGCGGTCATAATCTGCGGTGTCGTCCCGCCATTGGTGGTTCCACCCGTACACCGTGCTGCCGGCTGCTGCGTTTGCTCCTCTGGCGTTGCTGGCAAATCCCTTCTGCGCCTTCGCCGCAAATCTCAGGACCAGCTTTCGCGTGCTCCATTGTGCATCTGTGCTCAGTGTCACTTCATCACTCAGGCCCTCAAACAACAGAGTCTCTGGCAGGAATGTTTGCGGGCTTCCCGGCAACCTGAACGCCGTTTCATTGACGCAGCCCTTCATGTTCTCCAGCGTGACCCATGGCACCACCTGCACCTGATGCCATGTCACCTCATGCGTGCTCACCGGCTCCGGAATCATCGCCGTGACATCTGCAGGCAGGGCTTTGCTGTCGGACTCCCATTTGCAGCTTCGCCCCGGTACCGTCCGAAACTCGATGTTGCTCTGCTGCGTGTAGGTGCACCACGTTCCGGCAGGCAATGGCGTCGGGTCGTTCGGGTCTTGCTGCTGTTGCTGGTCACTCTGCAGTGGTGCATACGTGACCGTGATTTTCGCCTGCGTATCGTGGCTGAGTTGCTGCGTGTTCGGGTCTGTGATACTGGCCTGAATCGGCTTTGGTGTCAGCTTGTCAATCGTGAACCGATCCGCCAACACTCCCGGCCAGTAGGATGAATACGATGCCGGCAACCCAAACGGCCCGCTCTTGAAGTGCTCGGCAATGAATGCCCAGCGGTCTTCCCATGCCGTCAGAAAAATGCGGGTGAATGACAGCTCCCCGGATCTACTGCCAGATTCCTGCGGGCTGTCTTCGTGCTCTGTGAATGTCGGGTATGGCATGTCGTCTTATCCCAAAATTGGAACCAGTGGCAGGCCCGTGATTCCTGCGGAGATTGCCCGCTGAACTTCGAGCGACTGTTTCGCCAGCTCCACCTGCTGCTTGCTCAGTTCTTCCTGCTTCTTTGGTGCCAGTTGATCCTGCAGCCGCTGAAACATCTGCAAGGCTCCGCCGCGTTGCACCTGTTGTGCCGCTGCCTGTGCCGCCGCCTGCGCTGCTGCAGGTGTTCCGGGTGCACCGCCAGCAAAATCCACCGGCGCAAATCCTCCGCCCTCTCCAGGTGGTTTTGGCGCGTTCCGTGCTGCCTCGCGCTCAGCCCTCGCTGCTGCCAGTTGTGCGTCGATGTTTTCCATCACGCTCGTGGTTGCTGCTGAAGTCTCAGGAGGCTTGAACCCTGTGAACTCCTGCATGGCCTGCAACGTCGGCTCTGGTATCGTCAGGACTTCATCAGACAGCCCCAGGGCAAACGCAATTTGCTCCCCGAGTTGCTGGCTGCCTCGCTGCATCCGCGCCCACATGTTTGACGCACCTGTGGCAATGTTGCTCATGGCCGTTGACGTGTTTGCGCTGATCCAATCCAGTGCCGCCTTCGCGTAATTCGGGATATCCTCGAACAGCCCCGCCCACAGGTTGCCCATGTCGGCCACCAATGACCCAACCACAACCCCGATGTCGGCAAAATAGTCTGACGTGCTGGTGAACCACTCGCCCGTTGCGGAAAGCATCGTGCCGAATGTCCCGCCCAGTCCGTCCATGCTCTGCATCGCACTGATTGACCACTGAAGGAACTGATTCGCGTAGGGCAGGACTTTGCCACCGATTTCAATTGCCAACAATTCCAGATTCGTCTGCGCCTTCGCAAACATGCCCGCCGTCGATTGTGCAACCTTGTCCTGAAAGCCGGCCAGCCGCCCGCTTCCGGTCGTCAGGTCGCTCAGTGCCTGCTTCACCATGTCTGCCGATATCGCACCGGCCTCCATGTCCTTTTTCAGGTCGGACATACTGCGGCCAGTCTGCTGTGCAATGACGGCCAGCGGGCTGAAACCGGCGTTGATCAACTGCAGATTTTCCTGCCCTGTCAGCCGTCCGGCCATCTGCACTTGCGACATGGCATAGGCCAGATCCTGCAGCTTTTCCGTGCTACTGCCGGCCACCTCGGTCATCATGCCCATGATAGGCACCACCTGATCCGATGACATGCCCATGCGCATCATCATGCTGGCAGACTTCGCCAGATCCTGCGTGCCGAACACCGTTTTCAAGTCGATGTCACGCAACTGCTGCAGCATGGCCTGTGCGTTTCCGGCGGAACCCGTCAGGACTTCAAATTCCATCGCGGTCTGCTCAGCTCCGGCTGCCAGCGTCATCATCGACGTTGCGCCCTTGGCAATCCCTGCCGCCGCAAACAACTGCCCCAGTGGCCCTCCCAAACTGGTCAGGCTTTTCAGTGCAGACCCTGCGCGGCTGGTCTGCGTTGTCAGCCCGGTCATCGCCTTGGCTGCCTGCCCGGCTGCGGACTGCACTTTCTGCATACCGTCAGCGGAAAAAATCACCTGTGCTTCTTGGACGGTAACGGCCATTATTTCACGTCCTGTTTCTGCCAGATGTCTTCAGGACACCAACACCCGCTATACACTAGAGCCTGATACATGGTCAACCGGCTGATCTGTTCAGCCGTCCATCCGTACTTCTCAGACAGCCCCCGGAAGATTGCCGCCCACGGCACCGTTCGACGTGACGGCATTGTCACGCCGTCGCCGGTCCCGTGGCTTCGGAGTTTCCCAGGATGTCCTGCTCGTGCACTTTGTGCATCGCCTCAATTATCGCCTGAATATCGTTGAGCCATGCGATGAAATTGCAGCCCAACTGGATGCCCTTGTCTGCAGGCAATGCCGGCGGAAACTCCTGCGGATGATGTGCCGACAATGCCCGCCAAACGTTCCACGCCAGCCCACGGAACGATCTGTCAAACCGTTCCTCGTCCTGCATAGTGGCAATCAGTGGACGTGCAATTGTGTCGGCTGCAATCTTCAGGGCCTGCTGTCGCACTGCAGGATCTGTGATTGACTCAATCCCCGCGTAAGGATTGCCCATTCGCATCAACATAGCTTCCTCTTTCCGCGCGTACTCCGCCAGCGGGAAGATTTGCATCTGATACGTCTTGCCGTCTTTCGTCAGTGTTGCGGTGCGTCCACCGCAAAGATTAAACAACCCGTCCGCCACGGTTTCTACTCCTCAAAAGGTCATGCAATGATATCAAACGCTGTGCCAGACTTCGCCGGCAATCCCTGCCCGTCGAATGCGTAATCAATCGCCACCGGATCTCCGCTGTCAGCGTCAAACGTGATCGGCCCAACCTCAGTGATGACGATGGTTCCGTTGATGTAGTCGTCTGAGTCTGCATGGAACTGCGCCGCCACTTCGTCACCGCGTGCCAGTGGCTGCGCCCCGCCGGCGTGCAGCATAATGGTGACAGTGCCGGACCACTCGCCCACGCCAACCGTGGTCTTGCGCCAGCCGCCTGTGCTGTTCGTTGCGTACTTTGCGGACGCTCCGCCGATCGTCAACTCCCATTTGCCGGTATGGTCAACTTCGGTCGGAGTTCCGCCGGTTTTGAAGGTCATGGACTTGCCGGTGAACGGTGTTCCTGCGGGCATTGTATTTGCTCCTGATTACGGTTTTGCGGTTGCGGAATAGAGAATACCAATTTTCAAATTCGTGGCGGTTGTGGCCACGCCCAAGATCGTCACGAAGTCGCCTGTGGCCAGATCGGCATAAGGTGCAATTCCTCCGGCGTTCACGCTGCAGACATAGACCTGTCCAACAGTGAAGGCCGAATTAAATGTCAGGTTTCCGCCGTAGCAGTATTGCAACGGCTGCCCGTCGCTCGCCCCGTGTAATGCAATCCCAATGGCCTTCGATGATGCCAGGACATCCGCATCGCAAGGCCTGAGTTTGTTGCTGGCCGTTGTGTCTGCGTACACCGGCTGGCCGGCGGTCACAGTCCCGCCGGCGGTGCCATATCCAATCAGGCTGGTAGCGGTCTTCACCACGCTCGCCGCTGTCACACTCACGTCAGCCATGTCTCACACTCCCACGTGCATCAGATCGAACTGAACCGCCGTCGTCCAGACGCCTGTTGCGTCGTCCTGTGTTGTCGTCATTTGCCCGGAAGGCTTCGCGGTCGCAATCTCCACCGCGCTGCCTGTGTATCCCTGATTCTGCCAACTGGTGACGGCCTGTTGTGCGATGGCTTTGCTGCGGTCGTAATCGATCGACATGCAACCCAGCGTCAATGATGTCCGCCAGCCCTGACTACTGTTTGTCCGCCAGGCTGGCTCACTCACAGCATCGAACACAACCAGATCGTCAAAGTATCCATCGTCGTCCGCGTCATCCTCCAGTGTCTCTGCGTACTGATCGACACTGGCAACCAGCCTGTCAACCGGGACCAGGTCGCACAGTGCAGCCGTTGCGGCCCACCATTCGCCTATTGCCCGATCAATGCCAGTCTCTGCCATTATCTCACCGTCGCCTTTTTCTTGCCCGCCTGTGGCCTCAGTTGCTGCTTCAGCGTGTTCCCGATTTCAGCCCCAAACATGTTCAGATTGTTTTCCACCGCCGGCTTCAAAAATGGCCTTGCCTTGCCGTCCTGCCTAAACTCCCACATGGCCATATAGCCGGCCGCCTTTTTATCAACGTATGTCCTCGCCTGTGGCTTCTTGCCCTTCATCCTCAATTCAGCCGTGATCGACTTCCGGCCTTTGCCTGTCCGCATCTTTGGAGGCTCGCCCGGCTTACTCGCCCCACTGCCTTCCTTCGCGTCTCCAAACGCTGCTCCAGATGTGTCAGCATCACCGGACAACGTCAGCCGATTGAATTCCCGCTCCCTCGCCCTCTGATCCCGTCGTGCCTGTGTCGCCGCCTTCTTCTTCTGCCGTGCCCTGTCCCTCAGTGCCCGCTTCGTTCGTGCCACAAACTGCTTAGCGGTCTTGCGTGCTTTGCGTGCCTGCTTGACCGCTCGCCGTGTTTGTTTTGCCGTCCTTTTTGTTGCCCGAATTGCCGCTCTGCGTGCCCGCTTTGCGGTCTTCCCGCCAGCCCTTGCCAGCGTGTTGCTGGCCAGAAACTTTTCCGTCTTCCGTGTGACTCGCTGGATTCGTTTTCGCGCGGCCTTAACTCGCCTCGCCACGGCCTTGTTCGCCTTGGCTCGCAGTTTTGCCACCGCACTTTTACGCCTCCGCCGTGCCACCGCTTTCGGCCTCCTTTTTGAGCCGCGCCCTTTCCTTCAGTTCCGCCCGCTTTTGCCGTGCTCGTGCATTCTTGCGGTCCCGTTCCTCTCGACTCGGTCCCGTAAATTTCCTGCTTACCATCTGTTGTGCAATGGACCTGCACAACGTCGCCGCACGCTCAAGGCTTTTCCCGGTCGCTGTCTCCAGTGACCGCATCAGCTCCGGCCTTCGGTCGACCTTTTTTATCCTGACGCTCATGTGTCACACCGGCTGCAAATCAGATAGGGCAGATCCACCCGGTTGAACTGGTTTTCAACCCGATCAATCCGATAGTTCTCGCCATCTGCATTCGTGATTGTGTCTGCCACGTTCACATCTCGCAGACTCTGAATGATGCAGTAGTATTCGCCAGCCATCGCCCGACGTTTGCCGGACTGTGTCGCGGATATCTCAGCACTTGACAGGAACCACTTCGCCCGGATCTGTGCCACCTCGGAATCAACAAACTGCCGCTCGGCCTTTGCCGGCCCTGTGGCTGTCCGTCGCTGCTTTAGTGTCACAAACTCAGTCAACTGCAGGTGGCAATAGGACCGCTGCAAAGCCGTCTCTGCCGGGTCGGTAAACATCACCACCCACGTTGTTGTCACGTTGCCCCGCTTGACTCGGAACGTGTCCCCTGCAGTCACTTGCGTCGTGCTGGCAGGCGTCCAGATATGTGCCCTCCTGATCGTCTGCCGCTCAGGCTGTTCAATCAGTCGGACAGTGCGAGGAATAACCACGTTTGCGGAATTCGTCCACGCCGCCTGCTCACCGAGTTCGTCGGTGTTCAGGATCGCGCAAACATCTTCCGCAAACTGGTCTCTCAGGCTCATCGTGCGCGGCTCGTCTGATGTGTGGCTGTGGCAGATTCTTCCAGCGTGATGAACTCACGACTGGCAAGGTTCTGCACCATGACATCATCCACTTCATTGACGGTCAGCGTGATCGGCTTCCCGTCTGCAACTTCCAAAAATGCACCCGTTGAAAGGCGGCTGCGGAAGTGTCGTTTGTTGGTTTCCTTGTGACGGCCTTCCGCCGCCTTCCCCAGTCCGATTCGATATGTTGGCATTGTCCAAATCCTCCCGCCGAAAAGATGCTGCCACCGCATGGCGGATGCAGTGGCAGCCGCCGGCAGCCGTCGCTGCCGGCGTTGCTCAAATCACACCGCCGT